CGACGAAACTGAAGCCTTCCCATGTATTTACAAATACAGTGGTAGTGCTTGGGTTAAAGTTGACGGTACTGACCAAGTAACAAGCGAAGGTATTGTTTATGCAGACTTTAGGCAATCAAGTGTATCTAGTTTAGATGCAGATGCCCCTGCAAACACTTCATACCCAGCAGGAATCTTAGGATTCAACAAACGTGCTTCAGGTGGTAATGTTAAAGAATATAAAATTAACTACACTCCTGCAGGAACAAACGTTGGTAATGTTTGGGTTGACGCAAGTGGAAATCAACCAGACGGTAAAATGTATGGTTTAAGAAAAGCAGTACACAACTTGGTTAAAACAAAAATGCAAGCCGCAGTTGTCAGCAATGATGACATTAGAGCAGAAACAAATTCATTTAACTTGATAGCCGCTCCAGGATATCCAGAATTGTTAGATGAAATGATTGCATTAAGTGGTGATAGAAGAAATACAGCATTTGTAATTGGAGATACACCATTTAGACTTAAAGCAGATGCAACAAGCACAAAAAACTGGGCAACAAACGCCAACAATGCTAGTGAAAACGGCGAAGATGGATTACTATCAAGTTCTCCATATGCGGCAGTTTACTATCCAAGTGCTTTAGCAACTAACTTAGACGGTACTAACGTTGTTGTACCACCAAGTCACATTGCTTTAAGAACACTTGCATTTAATGACCAGGTGGCTTTCCCTTGGTTTGCACCAGCAGGATTCCAAAGAGGTCTTGTACAAAACGCAACTTCAGTTGGATTTGTTAATCCAACAGACGGTGAATATGTTCCAGTAACACTTAACGAAGGACAGAGAGATACATTATACTTGAACAAAGTTAATCCTATTGCTCAGTTCCCAGGTAGAGGTTTGGTAGTGTTTGGTCAAAAAACACTTAACCCAACTGCAAGTGCGTTGGACAGAATCAATGTTGCTAGATTAGTTGTTTACATCAGAGAAAGACTTGACGATATCGTTAAGCCATTCTTATTTGAACCAAATGACGACATCACAAGACAGAATGCTAAAGGTGTTGTAGATGGATTCCTTTCAAACTTGGTTATCCAAAGAGGATTATTTGACTATGTTACAGTTTGTGATAACTCAAATAACACTCCAGCAAGAATCGATAGAAATGAACTTTATATTGATATTGCTATTCAACCAGTTAAAGCAATTGAGTTTATCTATATACCAATTAGAATCCAAAACACATTGGGATCAACAGCATCTTAAGAAGTTTGAGATAAAACTAATGAAAAAAGGGCGGTTTTTACTGCCCTTTTTTTATGGAATTAAAACACACTATAAAGAAAAATTGGTTATTTTGATAAATAAATGTAACGTAAACCCAACAGTGGTTTATAAGTTAGGAGAAAACAAATGGCAGATTTATTTGGAAACAAAAATAAGTTCGGTGTTCCTGTAGATGATTCCGGTACCGCTGGTATTTTAATGCCTAAACTCAAATTTAGATTTAGAGTTAAGGTAGAAGATTTCGGCGCTCAAGGTAATGCCAGAGAGTTTACGCAGAATGTAATGAACGTCAGCAGACCTAAGATTAACTTTGAAGAAGTAGAAATACATTCTTACAACTCTAAAGTTTATGTACAAGGTAAGCACACATGGGAAACTGTACAAATAGTTATTCGTGATGACATTCAGAATACTGTGTCAAGACTTGCTGGTAAACAAGTTCAAAGACAGTTAAACCACTTTAATCAACAGTCACCGTTGGCTGGAGAAGATTATAAGTTTAATACTAGACTTGAAATACTTGATGGTCAAACTACAGCACCTATGGAAACATGGGGACTTGAAGGTTGTTTCTTGCAGAACGTAGACTACAGTGATTCAGACTACACTACTAACGAACCAGTTACAGTAACATTAACAATTAGATTTGATAATGCTTTACATGTTCCAGGTGATGGTAATGGTGCAGGCTCTACAGTTGCTGGTGGTTCAGGTGAAGTATTCCCTGAGACTAACGTCTTTGGTTCTACAGCGAGTGACGGCACTTAATAGTTAATTAACGTAAGAGCAAAATATGGACCTTTATAAGATATTAGTTAATAAACTGATTGGCGATGTAATATATAAGGACGGAGATTATTTTGCATTTGATGTTAACCATGCTAAACCTTTTAGCCCAGTAAACAACCCTGTAAGACAGAAATTTAACGGGTATGTCAATTTTCACTTTAATGGTGATATTGACATTCCCGGTATTTCCGACATGAGAGAAGCAGGTGTTCCAACTGTACTCAGTAGTTTGATTAAAAACTCTGAAGTACCAAGTGCAGAAATTCAGACGGATGTCAAAAATCAGTACAATAAAAAGCGAGTAACTATAACTCATGCTGAGTATAAGCCTATTTCATTAGCGGCTTATGACACAGTGGATAGTGCTTGGGTAATTTTATTGATGAGAATGTATGCACATTTATTTTCAAACCCTCTAGGACAATTTGATATTGATGTTAATAATAATGCAACACCTAGAAAAATTCCTTATGATGTAGTACCTGATAAAATACCAACTGGTAGTCAAAATGGTCCTACATATGGATTTAATTTAGGATATTCAGACAACAATCAAGGTTATAATCTTAGACCTGGGAATGAAAAATATTTTGTATCACACATAGACATTGTTTACTATCATGCTCAAAGAGCCATGAAGTACACATTGTTTAATCCAATCGTAACAAACTTTACTGTGGAAGGTTTTGACCATGCCGCAAGTGATCCTGTTATGATTAATATGGATATCCAATACGAAAACTTTTCAATCAATCCTGTAGTAAATGGTTTTATAGCAGAAGAAGATATGAAACGATTTGTTACATATGGTTCACAAGATAGTTATAAACGATTAAGAGATGGTGGTCCACTGGATGAAAACTCACCAGTAAGTCAGAATGCAAGTAAAGATACAAGGAACCAACCAGCATTAAGAAAACGTGAATTAGGATTTCTTGCTCCTGTTGACCAAAACAGCGGAGAGACTGCAAGACTTGGAACAAATCAAGATAATGATTTTTGGAAAACGGCAGGTGGTAATTAATGAAAAGTTTATACGAAACATTTGGTAATGAACCAAGTTACGAAGTAAGACGTAATAAGGTTGTACAATTTTTACAAAACAGTACAATAAATTTTCCTTTGCCTGAAGCAAGTGTAGATGTGCTTACAGGAATGCTAGACGAAAATGCATCACGTGGAATGGATGCTACAAGAATAGATATGGTTAAAGGTCGTTTGCAAAGTGTTGGGTTTAACAAAGTCACAGCAAACACTTTAGCAATAGCATTAATAAAAATTGCAGATATTCAAGGTGTACATCCTATATCATACTTTGAATTGAATGAAGACAGCATAAAATTAGCAGAAAACACTTATAAAGCACTAAATAAAATTAGACCGAAAGGTAATTTAGTTGGTTTGAGTGTAGAAAAACAAAACAAATATAGTAAAATCTCAGACCTAATTAGACCGTAAGGATAGTTATGTCAAATCGATACTCTCAAGGACAATATGTAGTTCAGAATCCAGACAAGTATGTTGGTGGTAAAATGCCATTTGCTCGTAGCAGTTGGGAAACAGCATTCATGAGATTTTGTGATAGCCATCCAAATATACTTAAATGGGCAAGTGAGAATGTCAAGATACCATACAGACACCCTTTTACAGGAAAGATAACAAATTATGTACCTGACTTTATGGTACAATATCAAGATAAAAATGGTAAAACGTTAATTGAACTTATAGAGATAAAACCTAAAAGCCAAACTATTGTTGAAAATGCCAAAGGCAGAGGAGATAAGTTTGCAACACAAGTAAATGCCGCAAAATGGGAAGCCGCAAATGCTTGGTGTAAAGCAAAAGGAATACACTTTAAAGTAATTACGGAAGACCAAATTTATAGAAAACCTAAACGTACAACTAAGCCAAGACGCAAAATGCGTTAAGAGAATAATGAAAATAAAATATACAAAAACTCCAAGGAACGTAATCGAGTTTGACGAAGATGTTCCGGCTGATTTAGATCCTACAGATGTTGTAGAGATTTTTCAAACACCTTTGACTGGTTCATTTAATTGGGATTACACAGTACAAGACAACAGAATCAAAAAGTTATATGAATTAGGCAAACAATTAAATTGGAATGTAGAAGTTGATGTTGATTGGACTCCTAAGTTCACAGGAATTGGTGACGAAGAGTTTGAATTTGAGAATACTCAATGGGATAATCATACAACATTTAAAACATTTGATAAGGAAACTAGGTTAGAGTTCTTTAAAGACTTAAACAGTTGGGCAACAAGTCAATTTTTACACGGAGAGCAAGGAGCATTATTGGTAGCATCGCAGTTAGCCAGTTGTGCGCCTACTTATAACGCAAAACTTTACGCCGCTAGTCAAACATTCGACGAGGCAAGGCATGTTGAAGCATTTAACAAATACTTACAACAACGTTTAAAACGTAGTTGGCCCATAGGTAGAGCATTAAAAGGTTTATTAGATAAAATTTTAACAGATCCAAGATGGGATTTAAAGTTTATTGGTATGCAAGTTGTAATTGAAGGATTGGCATTAGCCGCCTTTAATGCCGCCAAAGAAGGAACTAACGATCCTGTGTACAAACAAATGTTAGAATATATTATTAGAGACGAAGCAAGGCACGTTACATTTGGAATAAATTATCTAACTGAGTTTGTAACAACATTAAGTGAAGAAGATGTAATGGATAGAGCACAATTTGCCTTAGAAGCCTGTACTGTAAGCAGAAATAGACTGAGAGCATACGATGTTTGGGAAAAATACGGTATGGATTTAGAATATACTGACGAATATCAAAAAGAAAACATTTTTCAAACACAATTTCAAGATGTTTTGTTTAGTAGAATTATGCCTAACCTCAAAAAAATCGGTTTATTGCATGATGACTTAATACCAGAGTATGAAAAACTTGGAGTAATGGGTTATGCAGATGGTGATAGTGATTATGAAACTAGTTGGGAAGAACTCAGTAAACCTTTAAAAGCATAATTCTTCGGAATAAATACTGTTATGACTAAGAAGTTAGAAGAAGAATTCAATTTGCCTCCTATTGAAGAAGCAAAAAAGTCTGATAAAAAGTTTGACATGCCGGATCATGATGATGTTGTTTATGAAAACAATCAAATTACTGAAATAGATGTTGCGGAAGTTGAAACAGCACTTAGTACAGCAGAAAAAATTGACCATGCATTAAGAAACGTACAAGGCGTAGAAGACCATGACGTAGATATGGATGATTTGGCTCAACAAGCAGTAGACAGTTATCAACAACTTATGAATTTAGGTATGAATGTAAGTGACAGAGATGCCGGCAGTATTTTTGATAGTGCCGCAAAGATGTTAAAAACTGCTCTTGATGCCAAAGACAGCAAAATAAATTCTAAATTAAGACAAATAGACATGATGATTAAAAAAGCAAGGCTTGATAATAATGCTGGAGAATACACTACTAATGAAAACGGTGGTAATAAAATGCTAGACAGAAATGAATTGCTTAAAATAATCAACAATAAAGACGATTAAATTTTCCAAGGTACTAATTTAAATCTTTCTTTTGGTAGTCCTAAAAAGTTTGTAGTCCATTCGCTCTGACCTGTAAAATCCAAATGTTGCCATTCATCTTTTCTTTGCAACTTAGTTTTAGCAATATCTTCCCAATCATTATTTAAAACAACTGATTCAATAATTTCTTTTTTTTCTAATACAGTATCTAATTCTGTGTCGTCCCATTCATAATGAAACAATTCCATAACATGTCCGTTGTTGTCTACATAGTCAATGCTCATATCAATTCCCCATTTAGGTTTTAATTTAATCATTTTCCATAATAAATTGTTTCCTGGTACCCAATTACAAAGTTGTTCTAGAGCGTATCCGTGGTAACTTTTACGCTCATATAAATCAGAATGATTAATGTGTACACCTTTGTGAGACTGTTCACTTGTAAACCAATCTTGTTTAATACATGCTTTGTAACGCATTAAATCATGCGAACCTAAATTTGCTTTTGCATATTCTTGTTCTAATTTACATAAATCATAACCGCTTTGGTCAAATCTATCTAGCATATCTGGACTTGGACATACCTGATTTTCTAAGGCAACTCCCCATGTGGCGAACCCGTTGAAATTATTTTTGCTAAGTTTAAACTGCATACTTTTGTTATTTATGATAAATAAGTACATAACAGGAGTTTATACTATGAGAGAACTTAAAGACATCATTAACGAATCTTTCAGCAAAGAGTATGGCTATAAAATTAAAGTCGCAAGAGATTGCTCCGCTGATGATTTAGCAAAATTAGAATCAATATTGTCTAAGTACAATATTGTTAGTGCTACTCCTTGGAATAGACAACCTATTCAAGAAAATCCAATGGAATTTCAAAGATTGAAAGGTGTTAATTTTACAAGTGAAGTATGCAGTACAGACGTTGTACTAAAATATCCAGTCAACGATAGAATATTAGAAGTTTACGTTGCAGTAAACTTAGGTGTGGACCATGAACGTGTATTATGTTATGGTATTAAAGAGCCTAGAAAAATAGAATCAGATTTAGCCGCAGAAAGGCATGAAATGGATAAAGATAGATTTGTATCTGAAGAAGATGCAGAACTTAACAAAGAAGAATTCGCCCACTATGAAAACGAAAATGTTGATGTCGATTTTAGTGAAGCATTGTTTGGCGAAGAATATAACTCCAAGTTTTTAGCAGAATTAGAAAAAATCAAAGCAGAAAAAGGTGCAGACTATTTCCGTAATTATCCTTCAAAAGATGAAATTATGGGAGACAGTCTTAAAGGACTATATGACACAATTACAGGCACAGCAGGTGGTGGTAAATCTCCAGAGCCTAAGCATGTTGATGTAATTAGTCAAAGTGCAAGAAGAAACTAATGTCAAACTTGAAGAAGCATATAAAATTAATGGAAGCCAGAGGTGTACTTGGTGCAGAAAATGGTGGACTAGAATTATTTATTGACAACGAAACAATAGAATTAGGTAAAACACCTGAAGAAGTTGCTAGTAAACTAAAAACAATAAAAGATTTAGATTTAGATGACCTATATGCTTCTAGTTCAGTAGACTTTGCTGACGAATATGGTTTTGCAAACGAAGACGATGCACATGAATTGTTTGACAAAGCAGTTGCATTAATGATTCCAAAACCAGATGAAAACAGAGCCAAAGTAGAAGATGAGCCTATTACATCAGAATTACTTGCTAAATTAAATGCAGGAGAACTTGACGAAGCAGTAGGCGAGTACTCTTATACATTAGAATACAATGGCGAAGGCCCAAGCGGTTATACAAAACATATTCTTACAATCACATCACCAGAAGGTGAAAGCAAAAAAGTAGCAGATGACTTCACATACTTTGAACCAGAAGAACAAGACATGCAGGCTGAATTAGAATCTTGGTTTAAACATGGACATGGCGTAGGCGATGAACAACAAGAATCCATTGAAGAAGGTCATTGTGATGTATGTGGTGATGAGCCAGAAGCAGATGAACAAGAAAGCCACAAATATGAAAAACATCATTCAACTAGCACCGGCTCAGTTTCAGTAGAAGCAAGTGCAGAAACAATTGATGAACTTAAAGTATTGTTAAGAAAAGTTGGAATTACATTGCCAAGCGGTGAGCCAGAACATGATGACATGCCTAAAGAACCTATGAAAATTGTAAAAGTAGATATGCCAGATGCACCTGTAAATCCATACAATAGTGGTGAACAACCAAAAGACGAAAAGCAAGTTTTAACTAATATTATTAGGGATAGACTTAAAGATTATCTACGCAATAGTCAATCCTAAGCATTTTTCCCCCAAAAAATAACTAAATAACAGTATGCCAAAAGGAACGGTAAATACTGAGTTAGTAAAATCTGCTTACTCTAAAGAATTATATGACCAAGACATGCTGAGAGAGTTTCAGCAATGTTGTGATCCTATTGACGGTCCTATGTTCTTTATGAAGCAGTATGTCAGAATACAGCACCCAACAAGAGGTGGAATCAAATTTGTACCTTTTGATTATCAAGAAGACTTAGTAAAAAACTACAACGAACATAGATACAGTATTAATATGCTGGGCAGACAGATGGGTAAAACTACTGTGGCGGCAGGATATTTGTTATGGTTTGCTA